AGTCATTCAGATAATTGACTCCTTTAATCAACAATTTGGTAATGAGGTTTTGTTATTAACCCCTACTATTCGTACTGATATTGAATATTTTACCAAACTAGGAGATATCTTTAGAAATTATGCTACGGTGTTAAATGAAAGCCAGGCTGCGAGTTGGGCAACAAGATTCAACGACAACAGTCTTATTCGCAGTACTTTATATCCATACTATCTTTGGGCAGGTATATTTTATGATAATGTAAATTCCGAAACGGGAGGTATTATACCCCTAGAAAGGCAAAATTATATAAACAATTTAGCGTTCGGTCATGCACAAAGATTCTTTCAAGAATATCTTTATAATAAGTATTTCAATTATAGAACTAATAAGGCAAAAATCTTGGAAGAAAAAAATCAATTAGAAAAACTAATTAATAGAAATGAGTAATCTACAAGGCATATCCCCAAGAATACCACTCGTCTACGACAGTACAGACGGGCCATACCAACTTAACAAGAATTTAAAGCAGACTTTTAATCAAAACTTAAAAATGCTTATATTAACAATGCCAGGTGAACGAATAATGGTCCCTGACTTCGGCGTCGGTCTACAAGGGTTTTTATTCGAAGGTGTTACCGGAGAGACCTTCTCTAGAATATCAACTAGGATACAGGAACAAATTAATCAATATATACCTGCAATAAATCTTACAGAAATAACATTTATTACAAGTGATGAGGACCCTAACATCAAATTAAACGAAGTTAGGGTAAGTATTAAATATGATATATTACCTTATAACGGAAGTAACGAGTTGATAATAACATCAACGATGACTAATTAATATCGGGAAATAACAAAATGGCTAAAAGACCGATAAATTATACAAGCAGAGATTTTGAGTCAATCAAGACAGACTTAGAAAATTATGCTAAAAGATATTATCCTACTACATTCAAGGATTTTAGTGAAGCATCTTTTGGTGCTTTAATGCTTGATCTCGTTGCATATGTTGGAGATCAATTATCTTTCTATGCCGATTTCCAAACAAATGAGAGTTTTTTAGATAGTGCCATCAGGTATGATAGTGTTATTCGTCTATCAGAGACCATGGGATATAAAAACCAAGGGGCTGCAAAATCAACCGGTCAGGTAGCAATATACATATTAGTTCCTGTATCTGCCAATTCAAGAACTCCAGACGTGTCATACTTCCCTATTTTACAGAAGGGTTCCATTGTTAGCGGAGACAACGGAGCCACTTATACTATTACAGATGATGTTGATTTCACTAACCCAAACAATGAGATCACCGTTGCTAGAACCGATGCAACAACTGGTAACCCCACCTATTTCGCCGTGAAGGCATTTGCTCAAGTAGTTTCGGGACAACAATTTGAAGAACAAATCGATATAGGGAATTATCAGAGATTTTTGACGGCTACTATTGATGATTCTAACGTCACAGAGATTATATCAGTTAAAGACTCTCAAGGTAATGAATATTATGAAGTTGAAAATCTATCACAAGATGTAGTGTTAGCTCAAGTTAAAAATGTTGATAGTTCAACTAGAGACTCCTCTCCATATTCAATGAGGGTTAAACCAGTACCAAGAAGATTTGTTACAAACTTTAACACAAATACTGATGGAACAACGACTTTACAATTTGGTTACGGATCAGAAAATAATTTAACAGGCGACTTGGTGGCTGACCCCGCCGACGTAGTACTAAATGTCAGTAGCAAGCCTTATGTCACCGAGACAACTTTTGATCCAACGAATTTAATTAGAACAGATAAATTTGGGGTTGTGCCAACAAATACTACATTGACTGTTGTTTACACAGCAAATACCACTGATACAGCAAACGCATCTGTTGGGTCTGTAACAAGGTTGGTGTCTCCAAACCTTCTTTTCAGTAATAGGCAAGAATTATCAGAAGCCATTATATCAACAATTGTTAGTTCTATAGAAGTAGATAATGAGGAACCTATCCTGGGTGACACTGAACAATTGCTAGCAGATGAAATTAAGATTCGTGCATTTGGCACGTATGCTGCTCAAAACCGTGCAGTCACAAGAGAAGATTATATGAATCTTGCGTACAGGATGCCAGGCAAATTTGGTAAAATAAAAAGAGCAAATGTTGTTAGAGACGACAATTCATTAAAAAGAAATCTTAATATGTATGTGCTTTCAGAGGATATATTAGGTAATTTGACGGCTCCTAATTCAGTTCTCAAGGATAACTTAAAGGTCTGGCTTGACAATTATAGAATGATAAATGATACAATAGATATTTTAGATGGAAAAGTCATTAATATTGGGATAAGATATGAAATTATTCCAGACTTAGATATTAATAGGTTCGACTTATTAGATCAATGTAATCAGATTCTACAGGAAGATTTTCTCACAATTAAGTTTGGGCTTGGCGAATCAGTTTATTTATCGCAAGTCTATAAAATATTAAATGATGTCCCTGGCGTCACTGATGTAAAAAATGTAGAATTTTATAATATAACTGGGGGCTTGTACAGCGACTATGTGTATGATATAGATTCTAATATTTCTAACGACGGTAGATACTTAAGAATTCCATCAGATTCAGCGGCAGAAGTACTATTCCCCGGTACAGACATCTTGGGAGTGATATCATAAAATGGGCATAAAGAAATATTACTCAAATAAAGATAATACGATTACCAACGCCTTTAAGGCAAATTTGATAACCAGGGGAACTGGTTCAAATATGGGTGCATCTGATATATTAGAGGCTTTTGTAATTCACGGACAAACCTCTGCTTCAATTGACGCTGCAAATGCCGAGCAGAGCAGAATTATTATACAGTTCCCAATCAGTTCAATCCAATCAGATATTTCTAGCGGAGTATTGCCAGCAGACACAGGAAGTATCAAATTTCACTTGAATCTTTATAACGCCCCACATGGTTCATCCACTCCAGAAGATTTTACTCTAGATCTTAAAATGTTATCACAATCCTGGACAGAGGGTCGTGGTCTAGATATGGACAATTATTCTGATCTTGGAGTATCTAACTGGATATCAGCGTCTTCTGGCGTTTCTTGGGCGGCTGAAGGAGGATCAGTCATTACGGGATTAAACACTTCTGCCAGTGTTTCTTTTGATACAGGTCTAGAAAACATTTCTATAGACGTTTCCGAGCAAGTTTATAAGTGGCTTGATACTACAGATAATTACGGTTTTCTCATTAGGTTCCCCGACAGTGCGGTGTCTGGATCTGACTCATTATATACAAAGAAATTTTTTGGAAGAACTAGTGAGTTTTATCACTACCAACCAACTATAGAAGCAAGATGGGACTCTGCTAGAAAAGATAATAGAGGTAATTTCTATATCAGTAGTAGTATCGCTCCCGCCGCAGATAATTTAAACACACTATATCTTTACAATGTAATTCGGGGACAACTTACAAATATTCCAGGTTTAGCTAATAATAAACTGATGGTAGAAATATATTCAGGTAGCACGGCTCCCGTCGGTACAGCATTATCTGTAGTGGATTCAATCGGCTCTTCTGTGACTGCTGTAACCGGCGGCTTGCTTATAGAAAATGGAAGCACTATCGCTGGTGTCTATACCGCTTCGTTCGCATCAACAAGTTCATTAGAAACTATTTTTGATGTGTGGCACACGGGCTCCGGCGTCAGCAGAACAGAATTTTATACAGGCTCTTATGAGCCATTATCAGTTGGAACTACTGACTTATTATATGATACGGTCTATCTAACAACCATTACAAATTTGGAAGACAATTATAAAAAAGGTCAAAAACCAAAACTTCGTGTATTTGTTAGAAATAAAGACTGGAGTCCAAACATTTATACAGTTGCAAATTCTGCTATTGAGACAACAATTATAGAAGACGCTTACTATAGTATTCACCGATCAATCGATAACTTGGATATAATTCCATTTGGAACTGGAAGCTCAAACAACAACTTCTCTCGCTTATCTTACGATGTAAGTGGGAACTATTTTGAATTAGATACTTCGTGTTTAGAACCTGGGTATATGTATG